TCAGACCCGTGCCGAAAGGCCGTCACCATCGAGGTGCCAAAGCTCGACGAGCCCCGGCTCCGATCCGGTATAGGGTGCCTGGGGCGGCGTGAATCCCGCGGCGTAGCGCTCATGGTCGAAAACCGCGATCTCGTCGATTTCGCCCTCCCAGTCGAATGTCCCCGATTCGGCGAGCCCGCCGATGCAGCCCCCGGGACTTCCCCCGGTGGATGTCGTCACCGTCGAGGTCGTCGAGCCGATTTCCGTTCCGTCCAGGAAGACCCGGCAACCGGACGGCCCGCAGACGAGGGCAGCGTGATACCACTGCCCCGCGAGCATGGGCGCCGCCCGCCTGGCAAGGTGGATCTTGGCACCGCCAGGCTCGAGAATGCGGAACCAGGTCTCGTTTCCGTCCTTGCCGATCCACCACCTCCCGTTATCGGACAGTGCGATCTGGTCCTTGTCGTCATTGGCTGGCCTCAGGCGACATTCCACGGTGAAGGTGTTCGAGCCACCGGGCGCCAGGCCGGAACCGAGTTCGACCCGGCTGTTCGCGAGGGCCTGCCCGAACCCGGCGCCGGCCGGCGCGAACCCGGCACTGCTGGTATCGATGTCCCGCCCCACGGGCGTGTCACCTCCCGTGGCCGCCGCAGCCGGGATGAACGCCTTGGCCTCCGAGAACTCGCCAGGCCCGACACCGTTCTCGGCCCGAACCCTAAGGTGATACTCAGTCCCGTTCACGAGGTTTCCCAGGGTTGCTCCCGGCACGTCCGACACACCATCATTCACCTGCGTGAAGGTTGCTCCTCCGTCTTCGGAGATTTCAAGGTGGTAGTCCGTGATCGGGTCACTTCCGTCCCCGGGGGCGGTCCAGCTTGCAAGGGCTTCACCGTCGCCCGCCGCGACCGAGAGGTCGTCGATGGCGGCGGGGACTGTCGCAGGGGCGGCCATGGCCGTGATCCTGACCGGCGCGAGCGTGGTTTCGAGAGGCCGTCCGAAGCCGAGTCCATCGCCTCCGAGGCGGTCATCATAGATATTGTCTGCCCAAGGCGTTCCCCGGTCTGGCGAGAGGTTCACATGGAGGTCCAGCTCGGATGCCCCCGGATCTTCTGCCAGCTCAAGCGTCACTGTGTCGTCACCGACCGACGCCTGGGCAATAGAGAGCGGCGGTCCGACCTCGCCTACCGCCACGAGACTGAAGAGATTTGCAAAACTGCCTTCACCGATGAGCGTCGTGCCGCCTGGCCGGTGCGTCACATCGAGGGTCACGATGGTACCGCTTCGGCTGCCCCCAGTCACCTGCGGCCCGAGGTGGCCCTCGCCAAGCCCGAGCCCCGGCAGGCTCGCCCTGTGGAAATGCCCCGCGAGGGTGATGTTGCCTGCCTGGTTCTGGTGCAGCGTGTCGTCCATCTCGATGTCGTGCGGCTGGACATAGGCCGCACCGTTCGCCTCGCACCAGGCTTTCGCGCTGGCGCGAAGGCTGAGGATGGCCTCCTGGTCCTCCGCATAGGCTGGGTGCTGAACGTTCGGAATCGTAGCGACGATCCTGTCGAAGTCCTGCCCGCGAAGGGCGTTGTAGCCTGCGAATTCTGCAAAGCGGTTTTCGAGTATCCCGCCATAGTCCGAAGTTCCGCGGTCGGAATGGCCCTGGAACCAGATGAAGGCTTCGAAGCCTCCGACCTCGCCCAGCACCGAGGCGAGTGCGATCCCGTTGCTGCCCGAAGGCCGGAACGTCCATGCACTCGCACCGCCCTGGGCATGACCGACGACCGCGCAGGTCACGCCGGACGCTTCGGCCTGAAGGCTCAGGAATGCCGGCAGGAAGGCGCTCGAATATTCCGACCCGAAACCACCCTCGTTGGGCGGTGCCCAGACCGCGGTTTCGTCGGTCTCGGGCCCGGAGAAGGTCGCGTAGACCGCACCGTGCTCGGGCACCCCCAGGCCGAGGGCTGCGAAGCTTCCCGTCTCCCCCTGGTCGTTGAGCAGACGGGTCGCAAGGCTCTGCCCCGCAACGGCAATGACCCGGCCTGCCGCGATCGGGTTCTGCCCCAGGACCGTGTCGTTGCCCGCCCTGAAATCGGCGACGAACCACCCCTTCCGCGCGGGCAGCGTGACCTCGATATCAGTCCCGCCCTGCGGGAGGTTCTCGGCTTCGAGGTGCCAGTCCGCAAGAACCGAACCGTCCGCCGCATCCCGCAGGCGCATCTCGAGTTGTGGGATCGCTTCGGAGGCGTCGATGCGGAAACCCGCCGCCGCTTCGCCCAGACCGAACGCTCCACCGGTTTCGTTCGCACGCTGGAAGACGCGGTAGGCCGCCGGCTCGGTCACGGAAAAGCCCACCGAAGCCGCCGGGACCGCACGCACTGCGCTGGAAAACGCACCGGTTCCGTCATCGTTGATGGCTGCAACGCGGAGGCGGTAGCTGTCGCCATTCTTCAGCCCCTCGACGACGAAACTCCGGTCTGTCCCGACCCCATCCGTGATCGTGGCGAACCCGTTTCCGGCATCGAGCTGGATGAGATAGTCCCGGACTGGCGGGCCGTCATTCAGTGGCTCCTCCCAGCTTGCGGTCAACTCGCCGTCGCCCGGCCGGAGCGTCAGTCCGTTCACCTGCCCGGGCACGTTGAGGCTCGGCGGGAGGGCCCCGCCGCCGGTGCGCTGCGGACGCGAAGAACTCAGTCCCAAGCCCAGTCTCATCAGGCGAGCCCGATGATGCCGGTGGCCGTGGTGCCTGCCGCGAGGACCCTCCGGGCGAGCACCGCGTACTGCACGCCGGGCTGCAGCGCAGGGAGGGTCACGGTATCCCCGCCGAGTGTCTCCACCGAGACATCGCCAGCGCCCGCCACCATGAGGCCCCTGACAGGGAAGCTGAGATCCGCATTGTCATCGGGGGTGACCACGGTGCCGCGCGAAGGCGGGCTTTCGAGGCCGGGCTGCAGGGTTTCGAGATCGGTCGTCATGGCGCTCTCCATATCCGCCGGCGGTCATCACCGGCCGGCAACAGGTCTGAGCGCCAAGACTAGGGGCCGGTCCGGGACCGGGGATAAGTTTGCGCCGATCGGAGCCCGATCGAGGCCGCGCGAAGCGGGAAAGGTCTTGCACCGCGCGCCGTCATAAGGTCTACACGTCGGTGGAGACGTGGCCGAGTGGTCGAAGGCGCTCCCCTGCTAAGGGAGTAGGCGGTTTGTAGCCGTCTCGAGGGTTCGAATCCCTTCGTCTCCGCCACCAGACCCCCCATAACCAGTAAAAACAAGGGTTTAAGCGATCCTCTGGCGGCCGTTGCGCTCCGGTTCGCGCTCCATTCTGCGCTCCGAAATAGCGGCAAAATCGAACCTCGGAAGCCTCGAGGGTTGCGCGACGTGTGCGCTGGCATTGCGCGCGGCCGTTAACCACCGCCCGCAAAGCATCGTGACGACTCGCAAGCGAGCGGCCATGCGAAGGCATGACTGCGCGCCCCGTCCAGCTCGCCTTCGTTCGGCGAGCGCTCGACACCCTCGAATTATCCCCGACTGGCCTCGCCCGAGCGGCGAAGATCAATCCGAGCACGCTGACCCGCTTCCTGTCCGAACAGGGCGGCACGCTCCGGCCCCTTACCCTGCAGAAGATCGGCGAAGCGGCACGCCTGGAAGTGCCCGGCCAGGCGGCCGCCGAAGATGACGCCGAGGTGCGCTCCCTCACCGAGGCCGACTGGCGCTCGGCAGGCTTCCCCACCCCCGGCCTCGCCCTCGAGATGCGCAGCAATGCCCTCTCGCTCGAGGGTATCGAGCCCGGCGACGAGCTGCTCTTCGAGCGCGATCGGATGCCCAAGGCCGAGGACATTCTGTGCGTGCGCATTGCAATGACAGGGCGCGGCACGCAAAGCCTTCGCATACGGCTTTACGAGCCGCCCTTTCTTGTGCCGAGATCGCCATCGCGGCACCCGACCTTCCTCGCCGAGGGATCGGCGGTGGAGATCCTCGGTGTTCTCGAGCGCCAGCGCCGCGATCGAAAATGGTGAGGCCGCCGAAGCCGCCCCACCGAGGCCGCTAGACGCGCGCCGAGAGCGTGTCGCCGTCGAAGTGCCATAGCTGCACCAGACCAGGCTCGTTGCCCGTGTACGGCGCGGTGGGCGGCGTGAAGTTCGCGGTGTACCGCTCGGTATCGAAGACCGCGACTTCGTCGATCTCACCATCCCAATTGAACTGCGGCAACGGCCCGATGCCGCCGATCAATGCGGCCGGATTCCGGCCCGCGGTCTGCGCCGGCAGGTCTGTCGTGCTGCCGACCTCGACGCCGTCGAGATAAGCCCTCGCCCCGCCCGGATGGCAGACCAGCGCCATGTGATGCCAGACGCCGGCCGGCACCGGCGCCGCGTTGCGGGCCAAGTGCACCTTGTTGCCACCGGCCGTCGTGATGCGGAACCAGGTGTTGGCGCCGTCGCAGCCGATCCACCAGCGGTCCTCGCCCGAGAGCGCGATCTTGTCCTCCTGATCGGCGCGCCGGACCCAGCACTCGACGGTGAAGGTATCGGTGCCCTCCGGCGCGATGTCCTGGTCCTGCACCTCGATCGTGGTGGCGCTGAGCGCCTGGCCGAACCGTCCGGTAGCGAAGCTCGCGCCCGAGCCGTCGAGATCGAAGCCGACCGGCGTATCGCCGCCCGCGGCCTCGGGCGTGAACGTCGCGACGTTCGACCAGTTGGCCGTACCGATGCCGTTCACCGCCGCCACGCGGAGGCGGTACTCAGTGTCGTTGGCGAGAGCTTCGATCGTTGCCGAGGTTTCGGTGCCCACACCGTCCGCATAGACCGACCAGGTGCTGCCGCCATCATCCGAGAGCTCGAGCACGTAATCGGTGATCGGATCCCCACCGCTCGCCGGCGCCGACCAGCTCGCATTGGCATCGCCATCGCCGGCCGTGACCGCGAGATCATCGATCGCGGCCGGTGCCGCTGCGCCGCTTTCCGGTGTGAACGTCGCGACGTTCGACCAGTTGGCCGTACCGATGCCGTTCACCGCCGCCACGCGGAGGCGGTACTCGGTGCCGTTGGCGAGAGAATTAACGGTCGCTGCGTTGGTGGCGCCCACCCCGTCCGCATAGACCGACCAGGTGCTGCCGCCATCATCCGAGAGCTCGAGCACGTAATCGGTGATCGGATCCCCACCGCTCGCCGGCGCCGACCAGCTCGCATCGGCATCGCCATCGCCGGCCGTGACCGCGAGATCATCGATCGCCGCCGGTCTGGTAGCGGGCGCGGCCACGGCCGCAACATCCACCGGCGCGAGCGTCACCTGCAGAAGGCGACCATCCGTGATGCCGTCGCCATCGGTATGATTGTCGTAGATGTTGTCAGCCCACGGCGTACCCTTATCGGGCGCGAGGCCGGCGTAAACATCGAGCGCGACCGAGCCGGGATCATTGGCCAGCTCGAGAGTGATCTCGGCAGCCGCCACGCTTGCCGAGGCGATCGGCAGCTCGGCCGCAAGATCTCCATCAGCAAAGACCGAGAAGATATCCTCGACATTACCTTCGGCGACCAGTGCCGTAGCGCCCGGCCGGTGCGTCACCTGCAGGGTGATGGTGCTGCCGGTGCGGCTGGCCGCGGTGATCGCCGGCCCGAGGTGATCGCCCGGCAGCCCGAGCGCCGGCAGGGTTGCCCGATGGAAGTGATGCGCGAGCGTGATGTTGCCGGCCTGGCTCTGGTGCAGCGTGTCGTCCATCTCGAGATCGTTCGGCTGCACATAGACCGCGCCGTTCGCCTCGCACCACGCCTGCGCCTCCGCCCTGATCTCGAGGATGTTCTGCGCGTCGTCCTGATATGCCTCATGCTGTACGTTCGGGATGGTGGCGACATACTTCTCGAAGTCGCCTGCGCGAAGGGCATTGTAGCCCGCGAACTCGGTGAAGCGCTGCCCGAGCGTGCTGCCGTAGTCGTTGCCGGCCCGGTCGGAGTGCCCCTGGAACCAGATGAACGCCTCGAAGCCTCCAACATCCTCCAGCACCGACGCGAGCTGGATACCGTCCGTGCCGCTGTCTCGGAACTGCCACGCGCTCGCGCCGCCCACCGCGTGCCCGACGATAGCGCATGTCACGCCTGCCGCTGCGGTCTGAAGGCGGAAGAACTCGGGCAGGAAGGTCGAGGAGTATTCCGAGCCGAAACCGCCTTCGTTCGGCGGCGCCCAGACCGGCGTGTCATCGTCGTTCGGCCCCAGATAGGTTGCGTAAACGGAACAGTTCTCAGGCACCGTGAGGCCGAAGTCGGCGAAGGTGCCGTCCATGCCCTGATTGTCGATCATCCGGGTTGCGAGCGACTGGCCCGCGACCGCGATCACCCGCCCGACCGCGAAGCGGTTTTGGCCACGCACGACCTGCGCGTTGTCCTGGTTGGCCCTCAATTCGAGCGCATACCAGCCAAGCGCCGCCGGCACCTCGAGGGTGAGCTCGGTCGTGGAGGCTGCAATATCGGTTCCCGCGGTCGACCAGTTGACGACTGTTTGATCGGTGTCGGGATCGATGAGGCGATACTCGATGGACGCAGCCTCGGCCGTCAGCGTGATCGGCACCGCAATCGCCGCCGATCCCTTGCCGAAGGCGCCGCCCGTCTCGCTCGAGCGCTGATAGACGCGGCGATCGGTAAGCTCGCCCATCGCGAGACCGGCCTGCGCGATCGCCCCTTGCGGAGTGAAGTCCGCCGCCTGCGATACCTGCCCCTGGCCTGCTTCGTTCACCGCCGAGACGCGCAGGCGGTAGCGAGTGCCGTTAGTGAGGCCCTCGAGAAGCGCGGTCGTTGCCGAGCCGGCGCCATCGGCCACCGTCGACCACGTGGCACCGCCATCCTCCGAGAGCTCGAGCACGTAATCGGTAATCGGAGCGCCGCCGTTATCGGCCGGCGGGTTCCAGGTAGCCTCGGCCTCGCCGTCGCCGATGGATACCGAGACCCCGGTCGGCTGCCCCGGAACGGAAGCCGGCACCAGAGGCACGAACTCCACCGGCACCGAGTAGGCGCCGAGGCCGTCGCTGTTACGCGCCGCGATGCGCACGCGCGTCAGGGCGCCGCCGGTAAGATCCGAGGCGTCGAAGCTGCGCGTTGTGTCGGCGGTATCGCGCACGGTCTCGAAGCCCGAGCCGTCATCGATCTGCACCCTGTAGCCGGTAATGGCCGAGCTGTTCGCCTCCGGTTCATCCCAGGTGATCGCGGCCGATCCGGTCCCCGGCGTGACGGATATACCTGCAACGATATCGGGCACGCGGAGCGCCGGGATGATCGGGTCGCTCGACAACAGCGCACGCGCCGAGGGCGAAAACATGAGGCCCCATCGCTTCATGCCAGCCCCACGATCCCGGTCGCGGTCGTGCCGGCCGCCAGAACCTTCCGGCAGAGGATCGCATACTGCGCCCCAGGCTGCAGCGCCGGCAGGGTGACCGTATCGCCGAGAACGGTCTCAACGGCCACGTTCCCGGCCTCCGCCACCATCAGCCCCCGGATCACGAAGGTCAGGTCATCGCTATCGTTCGGCGTGATGTCGATAGCGCGCGAGGGCGGACTATCCGGCTCCACCGGGTAGGTGTTAAGATCGGACATTCAGGTTCTCCTTTCACGATTTGCAGAGATGGCGCGCAATGCCGGTAAGCATTGCGCGCTGATTTATCGCCGATCGCAATCGGCGGATCGTTCCTTATTCCGGGTTGCGAGCTCGAAAACTGAGCTGCGCTATAATGAAGCTGGCCTCGTGCCCCTCGAGGTTCACTCTGTACTTGCGCCCGGTCAGATAGCCCGCGAGCCCGGTGCGGGTTGAGCTCACCTCGTCCTGCACCTCGAGCCCGCCCGACACGAAGGCCGCCTCGGTGCTCGCCGCGAACGCCTTTGCCCCCTTCGAGCCGAAGACGGCCTCGAGGCTCTCCCCACGATACAGGTGGGGCGGCGAGCCCAAGAGGTCGTAGGCGATGCCGCGGCTCACCCCGATAACGCTAAGCGTTCCGCTCGGCATCCGTCGGACCACGATCGAATGACCGAAGTCGGCCTCGGTGACTGCGCGAAGCACCTTCTCGGGCGGCGTCCCCTTCGAGGCTTGTAGGATCAGCCGAACGTTCTCCTCGCTCAGAAGCCGGCCTCGAGCCTCGCAATCGATCGCGCGCGCCTGCCAGCGCTCCGCGTTCTCGAGCTCGCTCTGCGCCTGGCGCTCCATGAACGAAAAATCCCGATCCTCGGCCACATCCTCGCGGTGCACGTACCATTGCACGAAGGCGCCGGCCGATCCCGCGATCGAAGCCGAGCCGAAGATCGCGAAGCTCAGTCCCTTGAGGTCATCCCAGACCGTAACCTTGTCTCCGCCTCGGCCGAATAAACGGCGCGTCCTCGGCGGACCACGTCCTGCAATTCGTGGAGCTTCCTCATGCATTGAGCTTCCCTTCTGTAGCCCTGCGAAATCAAACGGACGAGGTCGTCCGGGTCGAGCCATTCTCGCTCGATCCAGGCGCCGGCATCGGCTCCGGTATCGGCGGCAGCCTCAGCATAAGGTCCGGCCTCGGCATCGGGCAGCTCGGCCGCGACTGCGGCATTTGCAACGGCTCTCGCGTGGAGCAGCTCGCGACGAGACACGCGCCAAGTAGGACAATCAGGTGTCGGATCATTTTCAAGCATCGCTTTCAGGTTGAGCTCGCCGAGCTCCTCGAGGGCATCGTCGCCGCGCCGGCGGATCGCAGCCCGCTCGAGCTCCCAATCCTCGAAGTCGGCCTCGCGGAGTGCCTCGAGGGTCTCGAAGCGAACCCGCCACTTCCGCACCTCGGCAAGATCCTCGGCCTTCGCCCGGTTGTAACCGCCCTGGTCGGCCTTGTGCACCACGCCGGCGAAGATCACGCCGAACAGCACAAGGGCGGCCAGCTCGGCGTGCGCCCTGAAATTCATCGGCAGCCGGCGCCGGATCGCGCGGCCGATCATGAGCCGGGATCCGCACGGCCGCGGAAAAGGGCGATCTCGCGCGCTCGCCTTGTGGCAAGACCGGGAACGTGCTCGCCGTCCGCATACGTCCACCACCCCCACGCCTCGAGCGCGCCCTCGCGATCGCCGGCATTAAGGCGCCTGAGCATGGTCGAGGATCCGAAATTGCCCTCGCCGATATTGAAGCAGAGAATAACGCAAGCCGAGAACTCGGTGTCCGTCAGGCGCGCCCGCACGAGCCTCCGCACGGCGTCCTCAAAGGTGAGAAGATCGCGCAGGAGGATGCCCTCTGCCTCCGGCTCGGTGAGCCGCATGCCCTCCACCACGAAGGGAAGCCCCGCCTTCGAGGTGTGGCCGTAGCCGATGGTGAGGACGTTGCCCGAGCACAGATACGGCTCCGCCTTGAAGCCCTCGAGATCCTTCAGAAGCGCGAGCGCCTCCTCGGTGAAATGGTTCGCCATAAATCACGCTAGATGAGTGTTCCGCTCATCTCCTCCTCTTCGAGCCTCTTGCAGGCCATATCGAAATACTCCGCGTCCATCTCGCACCCGATGAAGGGCACGCCGCGCCGTGACGCGACAACGCCAGCGGTCCCCGTTCCCATAAAAGGGTCGAGGATCGCAGGCAGGCGCTCGAATTGGTCCGCCGACCAATCGAAAACCCGTACTGGCTTTTGTGTTGGGTGCCGAACCGGCCCCATCGCGCCCTCGCGCTCAACTCGCTCACGCTTCGCCTTACCAACGTCGAATGTCAGAAGGCGCGCGTTCCGATCCCAGGGCGTCCACGCGAGCTCGCAATCGGCCATAGACGGCAAAGCGTAGGGCTTATGCCAGACCAGGAAGCCGCGGGTCGGAGGGAGCGAGTAATAGTTCCCACCCCAAATAATAGCAGGGGCGATGCCGGGAAGGCCGAGCACAACATCGGCCACCGGCCTGTCCCAGTCCTTCCGAGGAGCGCCCGCAGGCTGCAGTCGAGTTCCGCCGAACTTGGCGATATTGATGCCGTAGGGCGGGTCGGTGAGGATCGCTTGATCTTTGTGCTGCACGATTGGAAGCACTTCGCGGCAATCGGCCCGATAGAGGGTCGCCTTACCGATTGTCTGAGTTTCCAGGGGCACGGCCTCAGACGTCGAACTCCTCGAAGTGCATGGCGAGCCTCACCCTGCCGCCCGTGAAGCTGCCGCCGTTCGCGGTGAGAATGATCTCGGTGTCCTGATAGATCGCGACCGGCCCGATCACGCCGACGTTGCGCGAGCCCTCATCAATGCCGAGGGTGCCGCCGAACTTGTCGGCCTCGCCGGCGATCCCGCAATCATAGCTGTCCGCGCCGGTGATCTCCTCGAGCACCTCCACCGATACCGCCTTCATGATCGATCGGTCGGGAAAGCTCATGCCGGTCGCCACGCTCGCGCCGGAGAGGGCGACCTCGGCTTCGATCGTGCGGTTTGCCGACCTTGCGCCGGCGGCGCCGTAGCTCGCCGTGACGCGCCACATGCCGCCGAGGAACTGCAGGCGATTGCCGCTGGTAGCATCGAATGCCTCGAAGCCGGCCGCAGCGTCAGTGAAGCTCCAGGCGCCGCCGAGAAACAGGGCGAGCCTTCCTGCCTCGCCCTGCCACAAACCCGAGGCGCCCGCGGGCACGATGTAGAGATCGCCCTCCTCTGGCGAGGCCGGCGGGATGGTAAGGTCGGATGCGAGAACAACGGCCGAAAGCAGCGCCTCGAGCATGAGCACGCCTTCGTTATGGGTTGCGTGCTTCTGCGCCTGGCTGGCCTCGATCAGCGGAACGCCGAGCTTTGGACTAAGTGACATTGATACTCCTCGGCGCTCCGCGCCCGTAGCTTTGTGAAACCTGATAGACCGTCACCTCGAGATCCTCGGTGCCGGTGTATCCATCCGCCGCCTTCATCGCGGCCGAATAGAGAAAGTCGGGCGCAGCGGCCTCGGCGGTGCGCTTGAGCTCGCCGGCCACCCGAACCTCGAGGACATAGAGCTCGAGCTCCTCACCAAGCGGAACGTCGACGCCTTCCCAGCTATCCCCCTCGATCCGGGTACGGCGCACCCATGAGACGATGTGATCTCCGCCGCTTCGGCGAGCGCGCAGGTGTGCGACCGAATAGGGGCGGCGACCGACGCCGCGGAAAGTGACTTGCCGCGTGCTATAGCGGTCATCGCCGATCGAGATGCCCGCCGGCCCGGTGCGGTAGTAGAAGCTGCGGCCGATCTCCCCCGGCGTCATGGACACCTGCCGCAAGGCCGGCCCGAGAACGATCACGCGCGCGCCCGTGCTCGCCCCTCGGAAGAGCTCGGTCCCGAGCTGGCCACGCATGAGGCCGGTAAGCCTGTAGGTGCGCTCGGCGACGAGCTCGGCGATCTCGGCAAGCACAATCTCCCACTCGCCCGAGGCGTGCTGCACCGCGAGCGCCTGGCTGCCAGCGAGGAACGCCTCCCGGCTCACCGATTGGAGCTCGCCCGAATAGAGCTCCACCTCGAGCGCGGATCCGCGATCGATGTAGTTCATCACGCCGGGCGCGAGGTCGCGCGTCAGCTCGCCGATCGAGGCCGGCGAAGCCAGGGCGGCGTTCAGCGCATAGCCGCCATCGGTCGGCGAGCGGAAGACCGCCACCCCGCCCGGCCACGGCGTAGCCGTTGCCGCCACATAGCCTCGCCAGTCATCGAGCCCGGCGGCCAGAAGAGGGAGATCCGCGAAGACAGCGAGCGGTGCGACTTTCACCGCCCGGTCGCCGGTTTCCGCTTGGCGCGATGCCGTCACCCCGGCCGAGAAGACCGAGCGGTCGAAGCTCCGGCCGCTGATCTCGACGCGGCGATCGGCGCGCACCACCTCCTCGAGGCGATACTCGCGGCCGCGATAGCGGACCGCATCGCCCGGCTCGAGATCCAGGCTCGACCAGAGCGTACCGGCCGAGAGCCCCTCGATGCCCGCCCATTGATCGAAGAGGAGAGCCTCGGCGGCAACCTGAGCGCGACCGCTGTCCAGCACGATCGAATAGGATCGCTCGTCAACACTCTTTGTGCTGACCGAGAAGCGGCTCGCGCCGGTAGCCGAGGCCCGATAGGCGGTATCGATGCCCTGATACCGGAACAGCACTCGCGCCGGCATCTCTGTTTCCTGCGCCCGCTCGAGCTGGACCGCACCGCCATCGCCGCCCGGCGCCAGGCGATCGTCGTCAAGCCCGACCGGCGCAGGCACGCTCCTCTTCGAGGCCGCGCGGATCTCGCCGCCACTCTCGAAGAAGTCGAGAAAGAGCGCGCCCTCGAGCGGCTCGAGAGCCTTTCGCGCCGACATGATCCGGTCGATGACAAAGCCATCCACCGAACCGAGCGCATCACTCATGTCGTAGTGCACAACGCCGGCCGCCTCGCAGAGCTCCGCCGCCACGGCGCCGGCCCATACCGTGCCGAGACGCGCCGAGATCCAATGCCCCAGCCGCCAGTTGCCAGCATCGGCCCAGAGGTGCTCGTCCTGCGGGAATGTCGGGAACGGGCGCGCATCCCACGACCAGAGGCACAGCGCCTCGGTGTCGATCATCCGCCCACCGTAGACGGAGGATGCCGGATTGTTGGCTTCGTCGCTCCAATACTCGAGAAAGGCTCGGATGGCACGCCGCTGCACCATGTCGTCCCGGCCGCCGCTCGAATAGGGCGGCAGCGCCGCCTCGGAGCTCTTCGGGTCGGGAAAGAGGTTCGGCGCGTTGGTGGCCTTATCCACCGCCGCAACGCCGAACTCGGAGAAGACAATGCGCTTGCCTTCCGGCGTCCAGGAGGTCGAGGTGCCGCTTCGCACACCGCCCGGCCTGTTGTGGTGCGGGTTCTGCCACCATCCGCGCAGGTTCTTGTTACCATAAACCCAATGCTCGCCGTGCGCGCTGTCGATGATCGGCGTCCGGTTCTGCGCCGACCGCGCCTCGCGATCCGCATAGAAGTAATCGAAGAACTCTCCGCCCTCGATTTGCGATTTGAGGTAGTCGAGCGAGTAGATCGAAGAATAACCCGCCTGGAAATCAAGATGCGCCGAGCCATCGCGCCAGTCCGAGAGCGGAAGGTAATTGTCGATCGCCACGAAGTCCGCGGCATCCCACACCGCGTCGAGGTGGAACCAGACACCGTCGTCGGTGCGGTGCGAATGGTACTCGGACCAGTCGGCGGCATAGGAGATCTCGGCGGAGGGCAGAAGGTTGCGCGCCTCGCCGATGAGCCGCACCAGCTCGTCCGCGAACGGATAGGATCCAAGAGCATCGCGCGCAGCGGTCATCTGCACCATTTCCGATCCCACCAGGAAGTAATCGACACCGCCGGCGAGCTGCCCGAGCTTGGCAAGGTGCAGGATGAAGCGCGAGAACGACCAGTCATCCGCAGGCCCGGCGTAGGTCACGCCATCGGCATCGGTGCCGAAATCGGACCAGACCGCGCCGCCGGTGAAGGCCGCGATCTCGGCAGCCGCGGCCGGCGTTTTATCGGGCGAGCCGGGAAGGCCCGGCGCCACCGATAGGGTGATGCGGCCGCGCCACGGGTAGGCGCCCTGGGAGCCGCCGCCATAAGGGTCGGGCAGGACGTTGTTCGCCGGCACGTCCATGAGGATGAAGGGATAGAGCATCACCTTGAAGCCGCGCGCCTTGAGGAACTCGAGGCAGCGCACGACCGAGGCGTCATTCGGTGCGCCGCCATAGGCAGGAAAGCGCCGGCCCTCGAGCGCTGCCTCGGTGACGAGGTACGCGGTCTCGCGGGTCTGCCCCGCCACCCGCCAGCCATGCGGGCGGGTTGCCTTGCCGCGCACCTCAACGCCCGGCTTCACCTCGCACTCGCCGCACCGGAGGTCGGTGCCGAACCAGGCCACCACGAGCGCGATGGTGCGCACGTTCGGGCACGTCGCCTCGAGCTGGTCGATCGCCTTCACGAAGTCCGACTCGCCCGTAAGATTGTGCGAGTTCTCGGTGCGCAGGCGGATCACCTCGCCCGCCGATGAAAGCTCCGTCTGCTCCACTACCTGCGGGTCGTAACCGAACTCGGTGGAGCCCGGAATAATGTCCACGCCGCGCACCAGCCGCTCGGTCTCGCCGATCACCGGCTTGATAACCTCGAAGGATAGTTGCGGGATCCTGTTTCCGAACTCGGCAAGCGGCAGGCGCTCGAAGACAACATAAGCCGTGCCGCGATAGGCCGGCGCCTGGCCCCCCGACTTCGCAGCGATCAACGGGTCTACGTCCTGCTCCTCCGTACCGCGATAGACGCGCATGGTGACTTCGGTCTGGTCGAGCTCCACCGTATCGGCCCAGATACGACCGATCGATCCGATCTCGCCCTCGCAGAGCGCGACCGCGAAGTTCGCAAAGTAGCTGTACCGGGTCGAAGAGGAGCCGCTCGATGCACCACCGCCCTTGCCGCCGCCCCCACCCTCGGCGGCAACCTCCTCGGCAACCTCCTCAAGACGGGTCGCCCAGATCACCTGCCCGCCGATCCGCACCGAGCCGTAGGCACGCGGAAGCGGCGCGCCTTCCTTCGAGGTCATAACCTCGAGGTTCTCGAGCCTCGGCCCATCACCAGCGCCAGGCGCTCTTACCGAGCTCGCGGCCGCGTAGCTGCCGGCGGCCGCAGCGGTAGCGGCAACGGCCGCGATGGTGCTCGCATTGTTGCCCACGAAGGCGATGGTCGCTGCCGCAGCCTGTGCCATTGAACGCTACTCCACGAAAGGAAACGAAAAAGCCGCAACGATCCGCGAGCGGATCGATCCGGCAAAGGGAACCTCGACCACCCCTGCGCCATTCAGCGCATGAACGACCGAGCCGTGCTCACCGAGGATGAGCACATGACGTGCCCGGCGATTTGATCGCAGCGCCATCGCGAGCACGTCTCCTGGCTCGGCATCGATCGCCGGCCGCGGAAGCATGAGCTCGCGGCCGAGCTCGAGGATGCGGGTATTGTCGGCCGCCTCGCCCCAATCGGCCGCGTAGGCCGGCGGAGACGGCAGAGGATCGGCGCCCGTGAGCTCGCGCCAGATACCGCGCACCAAGCCGACGCAGTCGCAGCCGATGCCCTTGGCCGAGGCTTGGTGATGGTATGGCGTACCGATCCACGAGCGCGCCTCCTCGAGGATGAGCTCACGGCGCACCGAAATTACCGCCGCCATCGTAGGTCTGGCCCGTGCGGGCATAGGTGAAGATGAAGTCGCCGCCCGGAATATGAGGGAAGCCGCGGAAATTCGCGCCGTTTCCGAACCGCTTCACGCACGTCTCGAAGGTCTTGTCGCAGCCCGGCCTGATCTCGAAGCTGTCGCCCTCGCCGATCTCCGCCCGCATCGGCGCCCATAGGGCGATGAAGGCTCGCGAGCCGTCGAGGGTGTGCGTTTTCACCTCGACGCTCTGGCCGGCATTCGCGCCGCTGGTGAAGGTGAGAAGGCCGCCGGCAAACGCCTGCGGAGCGCCGCCGAGCCCATCCGCCTCGAGGGTCGCGGCACCATCGGTCGCGGACACTGCGCCCAGGCTCGAGCTCACCGAGGCCCCGCAGCGATGGTCGCCGAGCTCGGCATCGCAGGTATGCGAGAGCGCCCGGCCCTGCGGCTGGTGTAGCCGGTGGGCGAGCGACCGGAACTCGGCGCGGAAGGCGTTCTCGGTCCTGGTGATGCGCCCGAGGTGCCCCCGTTGGAGAATTGTCCGATCATCCGTGTCCCGCCAGTTCACGAGAAAAAGGGTGATCTCCGCGTCGTCATAGAAGCCCGCGGCGAGATCCTTTTCGGTGATCGCCTCGGAGCGTACCGCGCCGGATAGCTCCTGCGTATCGGCCGAAAGGCCGAGGGTCGATGCGGCCTCGCTGCCTGAGAAGCCGGAACTTGGCTCGAAGGTCAGGCCCCCGAACGCGAGCTCGCGGTCGTGATCGGTGAAGCCGAGCACAAGCCCGTCCTTACGCTCGAGCCGCCAGCAATGGGCAAGGGTCGAGGCGCCCGACGCAAGCTGCGCCGAGATGCCAGCGGGAAGTTTCCGCGCCATGTCTTCAGTCCTCCTGGGGGCGAGGCTTTCAGCCTTCGCGCACTTCCACGATCGGAATGTCGGCGATCGCGCCGGCATCGAAATGCTCGAGCACCACGTCGAGGCGATCGGTATCGAACCGCACGGGCACGTCGAAAAGGAACCCTGCCGTCACCGCCGCACCGGCATCCGGCGGCACGTCCAGCCGAACGGTGCCGAGATCCGTGAGGGTGAAGGCATTCGTCTGCATACCGCCGACCGCTACGACCACCGTGTCTGCGACCGGGCGCGTGATGCGCCGCTCGTAAGGGGCGAAGGCTCCGCCGTAGCGCTTCACCAGCGCGAAGTCCGTGCGGGTTCCATCGCCGACTCCGAGCTCCTGGTCGGTCGGCGTAGGATCGCCGCTGCCGCCGCTCGAGCTATGATCGACGCGATCGTGCCAGCGGAAGCCATAGAGCCGGCCGCGGCGCTCCTCGAAGAACTCGAGCACCGCATAGAGATCCGCTCGCGACTTGAGGCCGTAACCTGCGTTATAGGCTCGCCGACTATCCGCCCACTGTTGATTGCGGTGCTCGCGGCCGTTCACCGCCTCTGATACTAGGGTGCGGCGCTCAGGACCGCCGCTCGAGCCCTGCGAGATGCCGGTCGGAAACCTTACGTCATGAAAGCTCATTGATGCCTCGCGCCCGCGGCAACGGCCCTGGCGACACCGGCCGCGATCATGCCGCGATTTTGCCGGAAGCTCTCGACGTCAGCCCCCGGAGGAAGATTGAAGTTCACGACCACCGGTCGCCCGCCAGCGTCGCCACCGCCCCGGCGGATCTCCTCGAGCCTGGAAACGCCGATGCGCGCCGTTGCACCAGCGTCGAAGACAAACTCGTTTCGGTGCACGGTGCCGGCCTCTTGGTGATCGAGCCCGGCGCCGGTGAAGCCGCCGCGCTGAAAGCCCGTGCTCTTGATGCGAGCGACATTCGCCGCAGCGCGCGCCGTCTCAGCGGCGATGCCCGGAAGGTTTGCCGGGAAGGGAAAAGCCGATGCGGCCTTCTGCACGGCCTGCACGCCGTCCATCGTCGCGATGCCGATAGAGTAAGCCTTTGAGGCAGCGAAAAGGCTGCGGTAGATCCGCGAGTTCTCGCCGGCGAAAACGCGCAGCGCCGAAGCGCCGTCCTCGAGCGCGCCGCCCCACTGGTCGACCACGAGGCGCCGATGCGCCGCCGTAGCCTCCTCGATGATGGTGCCCACCTCGCCGAAGGTCTCGCGCACTCTGTCGGGAAGCCCCTCGAAGATCTCGGTCAGGCCGTCGTTGTCGTTCGCCGCGCCAGCCCCGGCGCCACGGCCGCCACCCGCCGGCCTGCCTGGAATGCCCTCCCGATCGGAATAGAGGCCGCGGGCGATGCGTTCATCCAGGCGCTTGATTGCCTCCTCGGCCTTGGCGATGTCTTTCTCGTACCGCTCGGCCTCGGCCTCGAGCCCCTCCGCGATGCCCTCGCGGGCACCTGCGGTGCCTCGGCCAATGGCCCCGATAGCGCCCGTCTGGCCGCTCATGACCGCGCCGACACCTTGGATAATGCCGCGCCGGCGATCGGTCGCAGCCTTGCGCCGTTCTGCCTCGGCCTTGATCGCCTGGAAGGTCTCGAGGCGCCTCTCCGCCATCGCCTTTGCGAGCGCGCGCTCCCCGCCGGCGGTGAGGATCAGGAAGTCGCTAAGCCGCTCGAGCTCGCTCGCGTAGTCGCCGATCGCCGGCCCTGCCGCGCTCGCGCCATCACGTTGCGCGAAGAAGGCACGGGCGAGCGGAGCGGCGATAGCAAGGGCAGCACCGGCCACGGCACCGTAGGCACCGAAAAAACCGAGGAGCTGCGAGCCCTGCTGCGAGAACGCGATCAGCGCATTCGTCCCCGATCCCACCTGCACGGCGAAGTCGCCGACCTGAAAGCCGAGCTGCTGAAAGGCTGCGGTGTTGCGGCGCGAGCTCTTGGCCGTGCCATCGATCGTGCGTGAGAAGGTCCGGGCACTCGCCCTCGCGCTGAGAAAACGGTTCTCGGCGGCGAGGATCGCCGGGTTCATCCGCTGCAGCGCTGCCGCGCCGCGGTCGGCCGATCGCTCGGTTTCCCGCCCGAAGCTCTTCGCCGATCCCGAGGCCCGCTTCATTGCGCGCTCGAAGTTGCTCGAGTCCGCGGTCACGGCCGCCGTCATGGTGCCGATATTGGTCATGAGCTCACCTTCTTTTGCGCCAGGATCGCCGCTTTGAAGGCTTCACCAACTGTCGCGGCTTTCTTCGGCTTTGTTCCGTAGCCTGAGAGCATGAAGTCCTCCTCGGCGAAGCGCTTCGAGCCGGAACTCAGAGCGTTCGCGATCAGCGAGGCGAGCATGGCAGCTCGCCGTTCCTCGATATCCTCACCGAAGGGATGGGATTGATAGAAAGACAGCCAAGCGTCGAAGACGCGCGAAGGCATACGCGCGAGCATGAGATCCGGGTTCGGCTCGCCGAGAGCGAGCGCCAGCCGGAAGGCGAAATGCCTCCGGCTGCCCGGCTCTACTTTCCCGCCGCAGCATCCCCCATCAGAGAGATGATCCGGTCGAAAACCCTGCCGACTGGCTCGCTCGGCAGGCCGCCGATACGCTCGAGATCGTTATCGCCGAACAGTCGGCGCCCCTCCGCATCGATCACGCAGCGGCAGACCAGGCGGATGGCAGAGAGGCCCTTGGCCGTCGAGGCGAACTCAATATCCGCGGCCGAAGGCTCGCGCACCGATACCGGCTCGCCGGCCACATCCACGCTCGCGGTCTTGAGTTCGCCGGCGGCCGCCATGAAAACTGCGGCATTCATGAGGCGTCTTCCTGCGTCCAGATTGTCACCTGACGGAACGTGAGCTGCCGCTCGACCTTTCCTCCTACGGAGCCTTGTAGCGATCCCATATCGAGGACGCGGATCTTGGTCCACATGATCGTGCCGTCCTCGAAGGTCACCTTGAGGAAGCGCTCTTCGCGGCTGTCGAAGGCGGCGCGCACCTCTTCGATGCCGTTGCTCGCCGCATCGGCGAGGTCGGTCTCGAGCGAGAGGGTCGAGTCCGCGAACTGCAGGACCGTCGAGGTTTTGAGCGTTTCGCTCAGGCTATCGAGATCGCGGAACGTAATGGTCTCGCGGCTCTCGCCGCCGAGGGTAAAGTCCGTGATCCCCAGGATGCGCGTCCACGCGGTTTCGTCCGCGTAGGCCGTCGCGCTCGCATCCGAGCCGCCAAGCTCGAAGCGAGTGCCGTCCGCTGTTAGCTTCGCCATGTTCGCAAGTCCTTCCTTAGCTGCGATAAGTGACAGAGAGGTCGAGAATGATGCGGGCGAGCCTCGCATCGCGGTCGTGATCCTCCGCAATGCTCGCCACGCGAACGAATACGCCGTCGCTCGATGACCAGGCATCAAGCGCCGCTTTGAGGGCATCCTCGAGCGGCCCCAGAGAAGGCAGGCTGTAGTCGATGAGCTCGAGCCTGTAGCTCGCCATCGGCCGCGCCTCGCCTTCGGTAAGGGTGCCGCGCCGTTGCTCGGAGATCCTCTGCACCAGCACGTAAGGCGGTTTCGTGCCTTCCGGTGCCTCGCCGGGATAGACACGATTACCGCAGGCAGCCGCCACCTGCGGCACCGCCTTGACCGCGTCGAGAAGTGTTTTCGTCGGATGCAAGGTCATTTCCTCCGAATGCGGCGCGATCGGCGTCGGCCTCTCTTGAATTGAGGGCTGGCTGCGAGCTTCGTCACCTCCGCGTCGAGCCTCCGCCTCATGGTGGCGCCGAAGCGCCGGCGTGCCTCGGGCACGGCAGCATCGAAGCCCGGCCGCATGAACGGCCGAGGCATCATCCGGCCGGTGCTCTTGCCGCTGCGATGGAAGCGCGGCGCGGTTCCGAACTCGAAGAGGTGGGCGAGCCGCGAGCTCGGCTGCAGGAAGCCGACCACGGCAAGCCCCTTCGCCTTGCGGGTTCGCAGCCGTAGCGCCTTCGCGGCACTCACCCCGGAGCGAATGCCGGTCTTGCGCAGCCGTTTCGCGGGCGCGCGCTTCCGAAACTCGCGCCCGACCACCGTTGCCGCCGAACGGCAGGCTGCATTGAGAACGCGCTTCTCGATCGTTTCGGGCAGCGTGCGGAGGGTCGCCTCGACTGCATCGATGTCGGCAAGCTCGAGATCGAACTTCATGTCTCGGCCTCCGATTGAACCTCGCGGGCGGTGATGATCGACCGCCTGTCGCGGCGCGTACCGGTGACGGACACCACCTCGAGGGTGAGCCCGCCCCATTCGATACGATCGGCCGTGCCGACCAGCGTTGTGAAGTGCGTCTCGAAGGTGAGCCTGCGCTCGGCGAGCTCGAGGCCCGGCCCCATGAGCTCGCCGCCTTCATCGCGCACCAGGCGGCCGCGAAGGTGCCCCTTGCTCTGAAAGCTCGGCCGATCCGTACCCCACCCATCGGCGGAAACCACCGGCTCGAGCACCTCGAATGCCTGGTCAAGCGAGCCGGCGGCGATCATGTGATCCCCCGCTGATTGAGCGCGTGGAAGTCGTCACGCACGCCGAAAGGCACCTCGGCATGCGCCTTCGTGTCCGTAACCTCGCGGTAGCGGAACCGCTGCGCGATCATGCCGCGAACCAGCGCCTTCGCGCGACCGCTCACGGCCGCTGCCGTTGCCTCGCCGAGCTCGTAGTCGATCCGCACCGCCCCCGGAACAAGCCCGCCACCGAGCGTCGGCGGCAGCATCGCGTCGGGCGCCGCTAGGAAGCGCGCAGGCCGCGAGCCCAGCTCGAGCCTGTAGAGGGCAGGGTCGAGGGTCTGCTCCTCGCCATCGAGGTCGAGGTAGCGCACCGCCTCGATCGCCTTCACGGGTGCGCCAGGCAACGCGATGCTGGATCCGAAGCCCGGCAGGGAAAGCGTCCACGTCTGCCGCATCAGCGCGTAACCGATGCCATCCGGCCCGTCGATCGCCGCCGTAACGCTCTCGAGGAAGGCCGAGAGCTCGGCATCGTACTCCTCGGTCGTAAGGCCGACGCTCGCCCGCAGCTCCTCCGCCGTAAACAGGGCGGCCGAAGGCGGCGCCTTTACCATCACTCGGTGAAACATCATGCCTCCGCTTACTGATCGCCCTGCGGCTCGAGCCTTCGTTTGAAGACCGGAATGCCGTCCTCGTTATATTGGCGCAGCGCCTCCCGCATCCCGAGGCTCATGCCGCGATCGACATAGAAGACGGCAGCCTCGGCGGCATCGCGCCAGGCGAGGCCGGCCTCAATGCCGAGAGCTCGCTCCCCCGGAACTTCGTCGCGCAGCACTCCCTCCTGCGTATAAAGGAGGTGCGAGGCGATCGGCGCCTCGCCGCGGCGAAGGCTGTCGCGCAAGGCTGCGCGCGCGTACCGAACGTTTGCCTCGATATCACCAGCATACGGACTCTCGAGGATCACGAGACGAAAGGGTCCGGCACTATTTGCCATCGACTTTGCCGCTTTTGCGGCCGCCATCCCCCAGGCCGAGGCCGCCCGAGCCCTCTCCTGCCCCGCCGCCCGCGGCGCCGGCATTGTCGGCTTCCTCGAGAGGCTCCGCGGATCCGTTTGCAATCAGCGCCTCGGCCTCGGCCGAGCCGACTGTGATAACTTCTCCGGGTTCCTGCGTGCCCTGATCGGTGGCGCGCCCGCAGCGCAGCCTGACTTGAACTTGTTCCATTGCATTACCCCTAAAAAAAGGGCGGCGAGGATCCGCCGCCCTTCGTTTGGTTGAACGGCTCGAAGCCTTACGAGCCAGCCATCCGCAGCGAGCGGATCGCCTTTTGATCGCCGATCGCGCCATCGGCGCGAATGAAGCCGGCGATCGAAAGGTTCGGCCAGGTGCGCTCGCGAAGCACACCGATCACCGGGCGGCCGACTTGCCGCGCGTAATACTGCTTGAGGTCACCGAAGATGATCGGTTTCGCGTTCGCCGCCCGATTGGCGAGGCCCTGGTTCACATGGACCGGAGCGCCGAGCAGGCGATCGGGCGCGCCGCTGCGGAAGTCGCCCATCTGCCAGAGATAGTTGCCGTCGCCGTCTTTCAGCTTACGAACGAAAGCGAGGGTCTGGTCGTTGAGCATGAAGCCGATCCCCGGCGCCCTGCGATACGCCGGATCGACCGAGTGCTGCAGGTCGATGATCTCGTCGGCCGTGATCGCGGAGGTCGACGCCGCGATTTTGCCGACGGCCGCGCTGGCAATACCTTGCGGCTGATTGGATCCCGTACCGACCGAAAGCTGCGTATTCGCCTGGCGCGCGAGGCGCTCACCGAGAAGCTGCGCGAGGATATCCTCGAAGCTGAAATCGCTGTCGGTGAAGAGCTCGCGAGACACCTTCACGAACGGCGTCGAGTAGAGATAGGCGTCGAGCTCCGATTTGCCGAAGGTCACGTCGCCGCTGTTGTCGTCCGCCGGCTGAGCGCCCTCCGCCTTGATAGCAGCGCTGTTGGCCGTATCGTCAACGGTCGGCATCACCAGCTTCGCGCCGGTGGAAGTATTGAGCACGGTCACAACGTTCGGGTCGAGCATCGGACCATGCGCGGCCATCGAGACGATGATCCGGTCGGCAAGCTCCTGCGGCACGGTATAGCCGCCGGCGTTGTCCGTGCCGGCAACCTGCGTGCGGAGCTCTTGCAGCGCAGAGCGCTCGTCTGCGGTCAGCTCGCCGATATCGCCGCCGGCGCGCAGGATGGACCGGAACGCCTCGCGCGCCGTGACTTCCGCCTGGCCATCGCCCGCAGGCGCGGAACCCTGCCCGCTCGGCCGCCGCTCCGATCGGCTGCGCTCCTCGGCCTCCTCACGGGCACGCTCGCGCTCCTCGAGCTTCCTGAGCCGATCGACACGCTCGCCGAGGGTGTCGTACTCGGCGAGCGCCGCATCGTGCCGCGCCTCGAGTTCCTTCGCCTCCTCGGCCGTTGTCTGATCGGTGATCTTCTCGAGCTCGGCCCGAGCATCCGCGATGAGTTTCTCGCGCTTCTCCTCGAGGCGCCGAATTTCCAATGCCATGTCCGCTTTCCTTTCGTTGGCAGGTGTGGTGGGGCGGGCGCCCCCTCTTATCGCCCCTTGCGGGCGAGAAGGTTTCGTTTCATCCGCACACGGGCTTGTGCGCCGATACTGTTATGCAGGCTCGCGTCCGCGCTGCGAAGCGAGCGAAGGGCGATCTCGGTGCCCTCGTAGGCAGGAAACTGCACAGCCGAGACCTCGCCGACTTCCACCTCGAGCAGGGTTCGCTTCGGCGTCTCGCCGGTGTCGTCCCATTCCTCGCGCTTGGCATGGAAGGCGAAGCTCATGCTGCGGAGTGTTTTGCGCTCGAGCTTCGAGCGGATCCGCTGCACGTCCGGGTCGTTGCCATCGAGCGAGGCGCGCACCTTGAGGCCGCGCTCATCCTCGGTAAGCTCGAGCGTGCCGGTCTCCGTCGATGCGAGGGCAAGATCGCGGTGCTCCACCAGGAAGCAGATATTGCGGCCGGCGCGCAGGGTATCGGCGAACGCGCCAGGCGCGATCACCTCGTCGAAGTATCCGCCGATGCTGGTCGCCTCACCGAAAACGGCCGCGTAACCCTCGACCGTGATCGTTCCGTCATCGGCCGCCCGGAGCTCGAATTGATGGCCCTTGAGCCCCCGCCGTTCATTCTTCATCGCCTGCGCCTTCCGTGCCGCTTTCGTTATCGCTCACCCCCTGGTCGCCGAGATCCGGTGGCGGCCTGTTCGCCACCATCTCGAGCGGGAAGGATCCGCCGTTGATAAAGCCGCCATCGCCGCCAGGGATCGCCGGCCTGTTCTCTGCCGCGCGCGCTTCGTTCGGCGTTGCCACGCCGGAGCTGATCGCCTTTTGCCAGCCCTCCATGCGCTTGCCGAAATCGCCGCGGAGCAGTCCGTCCACGTCGAACTCGAAGTAACGATCGGTCTTGCCGCGCCCGAAGAGCTTGAGATTGATCTCTTCCTCGATCTGCGCGCACCAGTTCGTGATGACGTGCTTCACGAGGTGAAGGTCTTGCTGCTCGGCGTTGGAGAAGGTGGCGCGCGAGAGATCCTGCAGGAAGACCGGCGGCAGGTTGTAGACCCTCGCGATCTCCTCGAGACAGAAGCGCTCCGCGTCCGTCATTTGCATTTTCTGCGGCTCGAAGCCGAGCGCCTCGAGTTCCACGTGCTCGGGAACCGCGATCGCCTGCCGGCCTTCCTTCGAGGCTCGCGCGACCGCCTGGCTCATCTGCTCGGAAGCCCGCTCCATCCCGGCCGGCGTCTGGTGCTTGGCCCGGATCTGAAAAGGCGGCACGCCGCCGCCGCGGAAGATCTTCGAGCTGTAGTGCCGAACCGCGATTGCGCGCGCGAAGGTATCGCGATGGGTGCGAAGCGGCCCGTAGCATCGCAGCCCGTCGCCGTGCCCCATGAAAGAGATATCGATGATCTCGTGAGCCTCGTAGGCGATCGTTCCGTGCGTGCCGTGATAGTCGTAGCTGCGGGTTGGGACGCCGCTTTTTACCACCTCGCGCACTGTCACCCGGCCGGTGTCGAGCGGCCAGAGATTGAGGATCCGGCCGTTCGGCGCCCGCTCGATATAGGTGAGGTGCCGGCCAGGCAGAAGCACTCGCTCGAGCATTCCGCGCCGCCACTCGAAAGAGGTCAACGTCGGGTTCACGTGCTTCCCGACAACGGCAGCCACGCCGCCGCGGATCCGCTGCCGGTTTCCGCTCTTGTCGCGGCGATAGGCTTTCAGCGGCAGCTTCGCGATAGTGCGCGAGAGAAAGACAACGGCCGCCCACACTGCCGGCACGCCGAGGGCGGCGCGCTCGGTCACGTTGATGTCAAGCTCGCCGATGCCGCCCGAGCCGATCCCGAAAAAAGAAAGGATGTTCTCGCTCGAGAGCGGAACCGCAGGGTTCTCGATATTGTCAGTCATGAGACGAAAACGAACTCCTCATCTTCCCAGGGCGAAGGCGGCATGGCGCCGGCAGCCTCGGGCGCAAGCTCCATGAGCTTTGCTGCGTTCAGTGTGGCGATCAGCGGGTCGATCTTTCCGCGCCCGGCGATCGCCTTGCTTATCATCTGCGCGTTGCCTCGCGGCTCGACCTTCGCGTTGCCGATGCACCAGCTCATGAGCTCGAGGCCGCCGTGCACCGCCGTCTTGTCCTTGAGCTTCCGCTCGAGGCCCACGATTGCCGATTGCAGTCGGAAGCCCTGCGGAACAGCCGTGATTTGCTCCCGATCAAAACCAGCGAGTAGGAGCTCATCGAGGAGCTCGGCAACGCCGTGCGGGTCGAGGCCAATCGCGCGCTTCTCGGGCAGTAGCGCTGCATCGCGCGCCCTCGAGGCGAGATCTGCGACTTCTCGGAGATCCTGCGTTGCATCTTCGCAGATTGTCAGTTGCCCAAGTTTCGCGAACTCGCGAAAGCGCGCCTCCTCGGCCTGCCGGCGCTCGAGAACCTCGGGATGCGCCCAGGCGTGCGCCCACATGAGCCAGCGCCGCGTTTCGATCTCTCGGCCGATCACCGCGAGGCCGAAGAGGTCATCGAGACCGCCGCCATCGACACCGATCGTCACCACCTCGCTCCGCTCGAGGAGCTGCGAAAGGCTGCGAAGATCCGGCACCTCGGCAGCCGGCCAGAGATCTGCGCCGCGCCAGCGGTCGCCCGAGAGAGCGAGGCCGATTTGCAGGTTGAGGTGCTGCGATGCCCATCGGCGCAGCTCATGCTCGCCCTTCGCGTCGGCCTCCTCGAACTTCTCGACCATCGTGTCGAGCGCCACTGAGCGGCCGAGGTTCGGCATGACCAGCGGCCAGAGCTTCGGATCGCGCCAGGGTTCCTCTTTGTCGAGCTGCATCTCCCGCGGGAACTCGTAGAGGACCGGCAGCATCTGCGCGCCGCGCCCGGTCAGGCGGCCGTCGCGGATCTTGCGGGCGCGCTCGAGCTCGTCCTTGAAAACGCCGGTCGGCGCATTGTCCGACTGCGTCGTGATGAAGATCAGGAAGCTCTCAGCGGCCGCTATCTGGCCGCCGCGGAGCTGCCCGATCACCGATCCGGCCTTCGCCATCGGCCCCATGAGGTGAAGCTCATCGATGAGAACGCCGACCGGCTTCGAGCCGGTGGCGATGTTCGCGTCGAACGTAATGATCCGCAGCTTCGCGCCGGTGGCGAGGCACTCGATCAGCTTACGGCTCGGCCGAGCCTTGAACCTGCGGGCGAGATACGGGTCCAGGGCAATCATGCCCTCGCATTGCTCGAATGCCCTCTCGGCGATCGCCTGGGTCGGCCCGATGAGGAGGAACTCGGCCTTAGGCCGTTCGTTCAAGATGAGCGCCGTGAGCATCACCCCGGCGCCGTTTGTGGTCGTCTTCGACTGTTTCTTCGGCACCAGCTCGAAGATCTCGGAAACGCGCCGAATGCCGCTGCGCCGGTCGATCGAACCGAAGAGGGCGCGAACAATATCGCGAGACCAATCGCCAGCCGCCTCGGCGAGCTTCGGATTGCCCGGCACGTCAGGCAGGCGAAGGTTATCGAAAACCTTCACGGCATAGTCGGCGAGCTCGGCATCGAGCGGCAGGTCTGGAATGAGGCTGTCGCCGCGGCGAAGGCGATCCCACCAGTCGGCGCAGGAAAAATCCCAGCCTAGTTCGGCCGCTGTTTGAGGAACTCCCATTCGTCACCCTCGGGCGGCAAGAGGGCGTCCTCTTTCGCCTTCTCTTTCTTGCCCTTCGGCTCTTCCTTCGCCGGCTGTTGCGAGCGCTGCATCTCGGCGCGGTCGAGCTCCCGGCGCAGCCGATCGATCGCAGCGATGTTGCCGCCCTTCGCCTTGGCGAAGAGCTGCTCGAGAAGATCTCCGTCGATCCGGTCGCGGAGCTTCTCGCGCTCTTCGGCCAGCTCGGAAAAATAATGCTCCCGAAGGGTTGGCACCGAGAGGCCGACCGCATTCGCGATCCGCTTCACCGGCCAGTTAAGCGCCGCTAAGTTACTGACTTTCTGGCGCATTTTCTTAGTGGGGCGATGCGAAGGCCGGCCCTTGCCGACGCTTGGCGCGCTGTACTCCTCGCCGAGGAGGTCAAACTCGTCTGCCATCGAAAAAAAATCCGCGAATGAGGGGGCGTGTCGGTTTGGGGCGTTACCGCGCCAGAGATCGGACCCACCCCCCCCGGCTCGCCGCCGGCTAGGCCGTCGCCAGCACCGTTTCGCCGTCGCGATGCCTGTAGAGGCGCCACCAGTCCGCCCCGGCCGCCAGGCGCTTCCGGTCGCCGCTCGCGCGCTCCTCGAGAACCTCGAGCGGCGTAGCGATGACGATCACCTCGTCGGCCCCGAGCTTGGCTTCCCACCACGCGCGCCGCTGCGCTCGAGGTTCTGTCATGGTCACGAATGCCCGAACTTGGCTCGGCCTCTCGGCGAGCTCGGCGAGCTGCATGTTCCGCAGGAAGAGCGCCGCGTTAAGCCAGCGCTCGCGATCCCAATCGCGGCCCTTGTGTCCGCTCACGATCTCCGCGCAGGCGTCGAGCTCGATGATCGGCGCGAACGCTCGCGCCCTATTGCGGGCAAGCGTGCTCTTGCCGGCAAACGGAGGCCCGAAGATCAAAGTCACCGGCCTTTGCGCCCTCGGCATCCACTCGGGCATGAAGGCTGCCTTGCGGTGCGCCTTCTCGCGCGCCTGCTTCACCTGATCGTGCCAGCGCTTCGAGACACATTGCAGATTGCTCCGCGCCCAGAAGAGCCGGGCATCGCCATCGTGCGGAACGATATGGTCGCAGACCGGTGAGTTCGGCGCCGGATGCTTCCCGGTCAGCTCCACCCCTGTCCGCTCGCACCTTCCGCCGGCAGCCTCGATCACCTCGGCCCGCAGGCGCCTCCAATCGGCGGTGTGATACCAGCGCCGCCAAGGCTGCGCCGCTTCACGATGCCCGTCGTACTGGCGCCGCGCCTCCGCCCGCGTCGGCGCCAGGCGTGGTCCGAGGCTCGCAACGCGCGAGCCGAGAGAGTTCATCCGGGTCATGAGGGAGAGCCCAGCGAGAACCGCCCCTTGGCGCAAGTGTTCCCGCTTACCCGTTTCGTGAGGTGCTTCATTATACGGGTCAAGCGCCTTTTTTGTGATGCGTGCGAAAGAGCTCCGAAAGCGTCTCGCAGGCTTGCACCGTCAGCACCTTCGCTTGCGCGCTAAGCACCGGTTGTGAGCCCCGGAGGTGAGCCGCTCTCGCCGCCTCGGTGAAGGTCATGTCGAACCGCACCACGGCCGCGAGCACCGCCGCCTCGCGCTTCGTAAGGGCGCTGAGCGCTGCGTCGTACAGCCGTTGCGCATCGACACCGCAGTCCCGGTCGGCCGGCTCGCCGCCCTGGATCCGCTCGGCTAGGGATGACACCGCCACCCTCGGCGCGCCGTAGACCTGCGAGGCAAGAGCGCCGAAGCGTAGCGCGGCCTTGAGGCCCCACTCATCGATCTCGCCGGCCTGGCAGAGCGCGATGATCGGCGAGCGGCAGGAACGCAGGCCCCGCTGTATGCCGCGGAGCTTCTGCTCGTCCGCCTCGAGTTCGTGCGAGACAATCGCGGCCGCCCGAACTGTGGCCGGCTGCAGCTCCTCGCCGCAGCTCAACTCCCGGCTCGTAATGCGCCGGCGTGCCTCGAGGAGTTCGGCCTCGAGGAGCGCGGCCGGCAGCGCCTCGTCCGTGATCTCGCCGCGCTCATAAGCGGCCAGGACCGCCGCAGCGTCCCGCATCTCCGGCGTCTGTCCGGCCTTCGCGATCGCCTTACCCATGCCGCACCTCGCGGGTTTCCCGAACGGCGCGCTCCTTCAGCGCGCCGAGCAATCGCTCGACCACGCGCACCCGCTCTCGGGCGCCTTGATCGCCGCCGGCCAAACGCTCGCGAAGCTTCGCCTGCATCGCCCCGACGCGCCCGGCTGCGGTGCCGCGCCGGTCCTCGAGGGCGGGAAGGATCTCGAACTGGTATCGAAACCGCAGCTTCGATGCCGATAGGCCGAAGCGATCGGCAGCGTCCTGCGCATCGGGCGGTGGACCGAGATCCGAGGTGCAGCCCTTAGGCGGCGACCAGATGCCGGTCGCGCACCAGTACAGCACGGCAATCTCGATCGCGATGGAGCCGCTCAGAGCCTGTCCGTCCTCGGATTGCCCTTCGGCCTCACCGCTGGCCGAGTGCTCGGTCCCCTGCCGCGAACTATCAGCCCGGCCACCCCCAGAACTCGAAGAGGAAACCTTAGAGGGTTTTTTGGTTTCTATGGTTTGGGGTAAAGCCTGGGGTTGACCATAATCGGTCGAATTTTGACCATAAATCTCCGAATTTTGACCATAATGACCCCGAAAACACGAAGCCTCAGGGGGTAAAGCCGCTTTACCCCCTACCGGTAAAGCCGCTTTACCCCCCTCAGCCGAAGTCGCCTCTTTTTTCTCGGTGCCCTTCGCGCGATCCTTTGCAGAAACGGAGCGCGTGCCCGGCTTGTTCGTCGGCCTGCCCTTGCCGAAGTAGGTCGCCAATTCGTCCGGTCTCGGAGTGATGCCATTGCGCCGCCAGGCGTCGGGAATGAGCGAGAGAGGCACGCCGGCGCGCAGGAGCTGGTCGCGCTCGGCCTCCTTGATCTCGCGATAAGGCCCGAGCCAATGGCGGCCGTGCTCGCGTTTCGCGGTCCTCTTGATGTCGTAGAGGCGCCGCGCGGCGTCCTCGAGCCAGAGCAGGTTGATCGCATACTGGTTCGCGGAGGCACCGCCGCCGACAGTCTTGCGGATGATCCCGAGCGCCTCGAGTGCGGCCAGTCCCTTGAGAACGGTTGGCTTCGACATGTCGGCCTCATCGATCAGCGTCGGAAGCGACAGCTCGCACCACGCCTCATTGACTTCGATCTCGCGCGCATGATCGGCGAGCACCATCGCCAGGGCATGCTCGCGAGCGGGCAGAAGCCGCGCCCGCTGAAAACTTGCCATCATTTGAACTGCGGACATTACCGTGCCTCCCCGTGAAGATCCTGCCGAACTTGGTGATGGTGGCGGGCGCAAAAGGGCGATCCGGCCTCGCGTGGCGCGCCGCAGGCGGATCGTCCGCCCTCGCCCCGCGGAAAGGTACAGCCATTCAGGCGCACCCCGATCGTGGCGCGCCGCGCGCGCGTTTGAGAGCTCATCATCGACACCCCTCCGCCTTACGCTTTCAACGCCATAACGAGGTACGTGCGGCCCTCATCCATGTCGCATAGGATGGAGTTGGGACCGTCGTGCTCGATGCGAACCTTCTGTGAACGACCGAATTTGAGGAAATTCGTCAGATAGGTGCCATTGACGCGAAACGCCGGGCATTCGCCCTCGGCGGCCACCTCGATCTCGACCTGGTCGACGGATCCTTCCTCGCGGGTTTCCGCGGCAATGACCAAGGCATCCTCGCGGCTCTCCAAGGTCACGGCGCGGTGCTTCTGATCGGCCATCTTCATCGCCTGGTCGGTCGCCGCGAGGAGCAGTGGGCGCTCCGCGATGAAGGCGAACTTGCGGTCGCCCGCCGGGATCACCCTGCGCCAACTCGGATAGGTGCCGTCTATGAGCTTGAAGGTCAGGCTCTCGGTTTCGCTCGAGACGCGCCAAGCGCGCTCGCTCGCCAGGATCCGCACCGGCCCATCGGGAAAGAGCAGAAGGTCGGCGATCGCGGGCAGAGGAACGATGGAGGCCGTAAGGCTCTTGGCCGGCTCGAACGGAACAGCGGCAAGCTGGTGCCCGTCCGTACCGACCACGACCGCCTCTTCAGGATCGAAGTAGGCGCCGGTCAGGTAGTAGCGGGTCTCATCGCGGCCGATGGCCGTGCGCACCCCATTGAGCACCTCTTTCAGCGCACCGCATTCCACCTCCACGTCTTCGGCGCCTTCGATCGGCGGGAAGAGCGGGAAGTCTTCACCCGGAAGCGTAGCGAGCTTGCCCTTGGCTGCGCCGGCCCGAACCTCGAGCCGGCCTGCCTCGAGCGCGATCTCTGCCTCGGCCTTGCAGGCACCGAGGACCGTGCGCAATTTCTCCGGTCGCACCGCCATCGGCGCGAGCTCGCCTTCGCATTCGATATGCATGGTGAGCTGCCGGTCGAGATCGGTCGCAGCTACGCTAAGCCGGCCACCGCGCGCCGCGATTAGCACGTGCTCGAGCATGGGCACCTTCGACTTGCCGCAAACCTTCATCGCTCGGTCGAGCGCCTGGCGAAGTGCAGCCGCCGGGAAGGTGGCCCGGCTCTCGGCCGGCGGTTTGGCCGTCATGTCGAAGGCATCGGCAGTGTGCGGACAACGCTCCTCGCTCATTGCTCGCCCTCCCGAAGATCCTCGAGAGCCTTGATGGGATCGGCCGGCTGGAAGAGGATTGTGCGCGCCATCTCGGCCCGCAGCGGCTTGCCGTTCTCGCCATCAAGCGTGAGGGCATTGAGCGTGCTCCTCGCGGCGAAGACCTCGAGCTCGCAGCTCAGCTCGCGAAAGGATGTTTTCTGGTCAGAGCATCCGCCATCGGCTTGCAGCCGGAGGAAATAGCGCCCGTCCTTCGCGTAGAGAAGGCCGCGGCGATGGTAGAGCTTCGCTGGCCAGAACCGCCCCCCGCGGCGCAACAGCACCGTGTCCCCGATAAGTTCTTCAAACATTGTTCGTCTTCCCTTCTCGCCCTGCCGAGGCGTCATTTCCAATAGGAAAGGGGCGCCGTATCCGGGCGCCCCTTTTTGTTCGTCCACCGATAGGATGAGACGGGCAGGAACAGGAGTTCCTGCGCCGCCCAGATCTGGTGCTTGTCGCCGCTCCGTCTCGCGGCCGAGATGCCCGACACCTCCTCGAGCGCCGCGATGCATTCGCGGCAGTCTTCGGCGGTGCTGAAAAGTTGGTATGCGATGCGATCCTTGCGCCACACCGTCTCTCCGCCGCCCTCTGCGACGACCAGCGAGCACGGGCGGTCGCGGTGAAGCCGGCCATAGGTCGGCACCACGCGTGCGGGATGCCGAACGAAGGTCGGCACCACCACCGCGAAGAGCTCGCCGGTCATTCGGAACCACCCTCATCCATCGCCTCGACCTCGCGAGCCGAGATCTCGAGGAGCTTGGCAACATGCCGCGCCTGCGATGGATTGAGCCAGGCCGTCACGTGCCGGCTCGCACAATCCTCGGTGCGCATGTGAACGGCCCGAACCGAGATCACGGGCGCCCGTCCGGTAGGCCGAGGCCGCTGCACGGACACACTGACAGTGTTCACCTGATCGTCCGCACGCGTCTGCGCTGCGCCCCTGGTAGTGAGGAACTGAAAGCCGCTCGCCATCAATTCAGCCTTTCGCCGCCGGGCGCCTCGGCCTGCTCGGTTACCGTGCGCATGAAGATCTCGCGCGCTTCGGGCGGGCAGCGGCGCAGGAATGAACCCGATACGAGCGCGAGCTCGGTCAGCACCTCGGCAACGTCGCCGGCGCTAAGGCCGACTTCGTCGCCATGCTCGAAGCAGACCTTTGCCAGCTTGCGGCCGAGATCCGCCTTCCGATCGCCGCCGCCGCTCATTCGCCGAGCGCCGAGAGATAGAGATCGAGGAGGGCTTCCTGCTCTTGGCGATCGGCGCGATCCATCTTCCGCAGGCGGATAAGGGCGCGCATGGCCTTCGTATCGAAGCCCTCGCCCTTCGCCTCGCCATAGACCTCCTTGATGTCTTCGGAGATCTCTTTCTTGTCTTCCTCGAGGCGCTCGATGCGTTCCACGAAATCACGCAGCCTTCCGACCGCGACCGTTTTCTCCAAGCTTGTGCTCTTGGTTTCTTCGCTCACTTTTCAGCCCTTTCGTTTGCTCTTGGTCGATTGATTGAGCGAGGCCGGCATCGCCTCCGCCGGCCCCGCTCGCCTTCCCCGCTTCCCGAGCCGGAACTAGCGAGGAGGAGGGATTGAGCCGGCTCCCGGCCCGAAGAGGGCGAGATGGACCTCCTCGGCGGAGCCGCGCACCTTGAAGTCGCCGCCATAGATCAGCACGCGACTGGTATTGGAGGAGACGGCCTCCACCGCCTGCACCGCGACTGGCCGCACGAAGAGATCCGCGCCCTCGGCGCGATCCCATTGCGCCAGCTCGAGCCGCGTAAGCATCAGCCGAGCACCTCCGCGGGATACGGCACCGCGAAGGCTTGGCAGATCCGCTGCATCGTCATTGTGCCGAGGCCCTCGCGCTCGAGTGCGGTCGCGAGCTTGCGGATGCGATGAGCAAGGCTTTCTCGGATAAAGGCGCGGATAGCTTGGAGCGCCATGTCGTCGGTCACGCCGAGATCCGCGAAGCCGATGTTTCCCCCGCCGGCGAGCCGGAGCGCGACCGGTGCATCGGCGAAGCGTTCGACCTCATCGATGCGGGCGAAGGCGTGCGCCAGGCCGCCGAACTCCACGACGAGCACGTCGCGCCGGTCCTGCCGCTCGCGCCAGTCAGGCTCGGCCGGCGGGCGAGCCTCTTCCATCGCCACGGCCACGACGGGCGGCTCCTCGAAAAGCTGCACCACGTTGTCCAGGTTGTTGCGCGCGCGGCCGCGCGCGTCCGGGTCGCTAAGGTTCATCACCGGCTATCCTCCATTGAAGCTTGCTTTTTGGGATTGATAAAATTGCAGACGCCTCGCGCGAGGCGCGCGAACGGATTGCGCCGGCAGCGTTCGGATCCGGTGGCAGCTCGCACAGCCTCGCGCTCGCGGATCGCGCGGTTCATGGCCTCGAGTTCAGCCTCGGTGATGGAAATGCCGCGGCGCGACGCGCCGGAAACGATTGTTTTCAGGCGCTTTTTAGGAAGTCCTCGGGCTTTCCAGTTATGAACCAGATTTGTGCTCGGCACCTTGCCGTCCAAGGCGGCGTCCTCGCGGAATGCGTCCATGCTCGGCCAGAGCACAAGCAATTGTGGTAATTTTGTGATTGTTTCGCGCGAACAAGCCATTAGAAGGCGCAGCCTGTGGGGTAACGAGAATGAGAGCGCTACACTGCAAGCGTTTCTGCAACTAGGGCAAGTCTTAAATGCAAGTTTTGAGGGTATGCGCTGCGCAATTGCGCAGGAACCTTTTTGCGGTGAATATGTCCCGCATGACAGAGAAGCGCGATCGCCAGCTCGCCGAGCTGCAGGAAATCATGGATAGGCACGACGCCACGGCGAACGGCCTTGCGTTGAAGGCCGGCATCCAGCCGTCCACTATTTACGGCTTCCTAGACGGAAGCCGTAGCGATACGCTGCGCGAGACAACGCTCCGCAAGATCCGGGCGGCATTTCACGAGGCCGAGGATCGGCCAACCAGCGCAGCGGAGACGGCGCTTCCCGCGAAGGAACTGCAAGCCATCATCAAGCTGCCTCCCTTCGTTCCTGCGGATGCCGAGCACGGCTTCGAGCACTTCGAGGTGCTTAGCGATGCGATGGCGCATGTTGATTTTCGCAAGGGCGATATCGTGCGGAGCGAGCGAGGCGCCGTGCCGCGGAACGGCGAGCTCGTGATCGCGCAGGTTCCGGGCGATGCTGGGCGGCCGTCCTTGGTGCTCAGGTTTTACGAGACTGCCTGGCTCATCAGCGGCACGGCCACCGGCCCGCATCGCAAGCCCATTGTGCTCGATGGCGTGACCTCTCGGGTGATCGGTGTTGTGCGCGAGCAATTCCGCCGGCGGTTTATATCTCCGCACGTCGATGTGGCCTGAGGCTCGCATTTTTTGTCATGAGACTTGCAAAACTTGCAGATTGTCCGTTATGCCGGCTCCCGGTGGCGGTGAATGATGTGGGCGCCGCCGCCACGCGATCGGCCCCGAGCGGCCCCAAGCGGACTTCGTTCGGCTCTCCCCCATGACTTCGCCGAGCGGAGTTGGCCGCCCGAGGGTCGATCGCCTCACATGAAGCGGAGAGGGATCGATGCCGGCAGGACAGAGCGTTATCACGGAAGAGCACCGGAAATGCCTTCTCGATCTCTGCAAGCGCACCGGCGGTAAGCGTTCCCCTTACTGGCTGGTGCTGGTGAGGGTCGATCGTGAACTTCGCGAGACAAACGAGCTCGAGCGTCTGCTCGCGGCCTGAGGACTGATCATGAGAAACCCGGCCATGAGAAACATCGCCCGAAGGGTCGCCATGATCCTCCTCGACTGGATCGCGATCACGACCATGATGGCCGTTTCCCTCTGGTCGATCGGCGCCTTCGATCCCGCCGCTTTCTAGGCTGCGCTCGTGATCTTCGGCTCCGTCTGCTCGGGTATTGAGGCCGCTTCGGTCGCATGGCATCCGCTCGGATGGCGCGCATCCTTTCTCTCGGATATTGAAGCCTTTCCGCGCGCGGTTCTGCGGCACCATTATCCTGACGTTCCGATCCACGGTCGTGAGCGCGAGCGCGGCGAAAGCCTCGAGGAATACGCCGAGGTGGCGGGCTTCCAGACCATTCGTGAAGGGCAGTATGAGGCAATTAACCTTCTCTGCGGCGGAACTCCCTGCCAAGACTTCAGCGTTGCAGGACAGCGAGCCGGAATGGAGGGCCAGCGCGGCAACCTCACCCTTGAGTTTATTCGACTGGCTCAACGTCTTCGCCCCCGCTGGGTGGTTTGGGAGAACGTCCCCGGCGTCCTGTCATCGAACGAAGGACGGGACTTTGGCTCCTTCCTCGGGGGGTTGGGCGAACTCGGGTATGGGTTCGCCTACCGAGTTCTTGACGCTCAGTACGTCCGAACACGCCGCTTCCCCCTCGCTGTCCCGCAGCGACGCCGTCGTGTGTTCGTTGTCGGACATCTTGGAAGCTGGCAGCGTGCCGCAGCGGTACTCTTTGAGCCCGAAAGCCTGTGCGGGCATCCTCCGCCGCGCCGCGAAGCGGGGCAGGCAGTTGCCGCCTTTACTGAAAACGGCGTTGGAACGAGCGGCGCGGACGATAACCAAGCGCAATCCGGGCATCTGATCGCATTCGGCGGAAACCGCACCTCCGGTCCCATAGACGCTAGCCCCGCCCTCAATGCGCATCCTGGGGGCGGGCGGCGCATGGACTTCGAGAGCGAAGCGCTGATCGCCTTCCATGGCTCGCAAGATCCGGACGTTTCCGGCGCTGCTGTGCATCCCGTCGGGCGCAATCAAGGGCTGGAGACGTGCGTCGCCTACGACATGCGAGGTCGCGAGGGCGGCTCTCAGTTTGAAGGACCGCACCAAACCGCCAACTTGCGCGCCGGGTCGGGCGGAAGCAGCCGCAGCTACGTTCAAGACCCATGGCAAGTCCGTCGCCTGACCCCTCGGGAGTGCGAACGCCTGATGGGTTTCCCGGACGGCTGGACGGCTATCCCCTACCGAGGAAAGCCCGCCGCCGATGGCCCCCGATACAAGGCTCTCGGCAACAGTTGGGCGGTCAACTGCGCTCAGCTCATCGGCGAGCGGATCGCGGAGGTGGATCGCCTCGAGATCGTGGCCACGTGAGAAGAGAAGGCGAAGCCGGCGCCGAAGCTTTCAACAGCTAGCGGATCTCCCACCATTCAAGCTCGGACTCGTCCTTCGGTGGTGCGGCGAGCTCCGGCTTGAGCCATTGCATCACGGCCGCCGCGGCGAAAATGACCGCCAGGGCGGCGAGCAACTCGATAAGTTCCATCATGCTGAGCGTTCTAACGCGGGCGAGGAGCGGTTCAAGCTTCTACCTGCAGCGCCCGCTCGAGCGAGGCGAGCTCCATCACCTGCAGGCGGTCGCGAAGCGAGCCCTGCACGCCGTAGACCACATGCCCTACGGCGTGCCCCATCAGCACCTCGCGAAGCTCGGGATCGGCGCCGGCCGCGATCGCGCGATCCTTCCATGCGTGCCGCACCCCGTAGACCTTGAGATGCTCGGGCATGAGCCTCCGCTCTCGGAGCGTTTTGTTCAGGATCGCCGAGAGCTGCGTCACCCGTTCGGCATAACGAGGAAAGCCGCGAGCGTGCCGGCCAATGGCCTCGAGCGAGATGCCCACCAGCGGCACGGCACGCTTCGAGCTCTTGCTCTTGATCGCCCGGTGCTCGTTATCGCGGATGAGGATATGCGGCACCTCGTCCTCGAGCCGGATATCGTCGGCCGCGAGGCCGCCGATCTCGCCAAGTCTGGCGCCGGTGTTCACCATGCCGAGGAGGATATCGCGCGCCTCGGCGTTGAGCCTGCCGAAGGCATCGAGCTCGAGCCAGTTCCGCATGATCTCGGGCGGGATGGACTCGCGCCGCGCCGGCACGTGATGCCGCCCGGTGAGCCTGAGAGCGCGGAACGGGTTGAGCCCCTCGTCTCCGGTTTCCTTCGCATAGGCCGACCAGAGCCCCTGCACATAGGCAATCTGCCGGTCGCCGGTCTCGGCCTTGATCTCGCCCGCCGCGATCCTCTTCGCCAGGTCATCGCGGAACGCAAGGGCGCGCTCCCGCGTAAGATCCGCCCACGGTATGTCGCCCACTGCGCCGATCAGCTTCTCGACCGCCTGCTCCCTTGTGGTGATGAAGCGCCGGAACTGCGCCGGCGATTTGCCCTGCCGCTCCCGCTCCGCGATCTTCTCCCGCCAGTAGCCAAGCACGCCGCGAACCGAGAGCTGCGGCCGCTCCGCGCCGCCGAGAATGCCAAGGGCGGCCTCGCTCCTGTTCGATGCCGCCAGCACCATGTCTAGGCGCCGGGCGAGCTCGGCCGAGCTGGTGCGCCGATCATCGGCAAGCTCGGAGGCCGGCCGGTAATCGATCCTTGCCCGCCTGGCGATCAGGAGCGCCCGCTGATACCGCACGGTGGCATCGGTCTCGCCGCGCATCAGCTCGGCGAACCAGAGATCCTGCTCGGCTTCGATGAGATCACGCCGCCGCCGCGCCTCGGCGAGATCGCGGGTCTTGAGCGACACCGCGAGGTGCCCGTTCTTCGGCAGCTTGCCGATCCGGTCGAGGAAGGGCGCAACATCCGCCGGCACGCGCCTGCGGAAGCGGTACTGCCGCCCATGCCTCGGCGGGTCGAGATAGCGATCGGCCTTGTTCAT